TACACTAGAACAATTTATAAAAGTAGCAGAAGCAAATCTAACTACACCAGAAGATCTAAAAACAATTACAGATGACATGGAAGCAAAGTCTATGGAAGGCGTGGACGAAGAGTTTACAGAAGGACCACCGTGTTTAGCATTGTTATCAAAACTTACAAACAAGACAGGGTTTGATGGCAAGGATAGATTTATGTACAACTATCATGTCTTTGTAAAGATGAAGTATCCTGACAGTTGGCAGCAGAAAGTAAAGAATGCACCAGTCAAATATTTTGAGACTGTGCATGCAAATGCGTGGGATCAACAAACACTAAATGCAAAACTAAGATCTTGGAATAAATCAGAGAAAGGTTATACCTGCACACAAAGTCCTATCAGTGATTATTGTAAAAAAGGTATTTGTGTTAGAAAAAAGTTTGGTGTGCTAGCAGGATCTAAAGGTGCATACCCTATACTAACGAACTTAAGAAAAATAGATATTGATCCAGACCCAGAGTATGAGTTTGATGTAACTAGACCTGACGGTATCGGTAAGGCAACGGTGCATTGTAAGACTGTAGAACATGTTACAGATCAACGAAAGAGGCGGAATGCTATCACAAAACATGCAGGATTTCCACCACCAATTATAAAAGGACAAGAAGATCAAACAGTATTAGAAGCCTTATTTAAAACACAGAAAACAATTAATCCTCCTATTGGTACATCACCAAAAGAAAAACTACATGACTTGTTACACGCAAAAATTAACGGACCAAAAGCTATGAACGATGCAAGTTTTAAATCAGGCACAGTGTTGATTGAAGACGGCTATGCTTATTTTAAATTTGATAAGTTTTACGACAGACTAAAAGCAAAGAACTGGAAACATGGAGAAGACAAGACAGGGGTGATGATGAGAAACACATACAAACAATGTGATATACAATTTTTAGATCAAAAAAGATTTCCTGCAAAAGAGAAAGGTAAATACAATACGCCTACAAAAAATGTAGTCATGATAAATATAAAAGAATTTGAAGAGGTACCAATACATCACACAACATTAAAACACAACACGGAGATTATGTGATTAGAAAAATACTAGGACCACCAGGCACAGGTAAAACAACAAAGTTATTAAAGTATGTAAATACTTTTTACAAACTAGGTACACCACTTAATAAGATAGGTTACTTTGCATTTACTACAAAAGCAGCAGACGAGGCTAGAGACAGAATGTTAGATCTACATAAAGAACTACAAGCAAAAGACATACCATATTTTAAAACTTTACACGCATTATGTTTTGCAGAATTAGGATTAAAGAAAAGTAATGTTATGCAACCAGAACATTACGAAGAATTAGGAGAGAAAGTTGGCATAGAAGTTACTGTGTATGCAAACGGAGAAGAGAAGACTGGCTTTGTAGATTCTGATAGCGAGTACTTTAACATTATAAACGCAGCAAGAATAAAAGAAATAGATGTAACACAAGAATACAATACAGATATGTATTCAGAAAACATAGATCAAAGAATGTTGCGTATTCTAAAAGACGAACTAGATAATTATAGAAAAGCATATGGCCTAATAGATTTTACGGACATGATAGAAAAGTTTAATGACTCTGAACTATGTCCAAAGTTTGATGTGGTTATTATTGACGAAGCACAAGATCTTTCACCAATACAATGGAAAATGTTTAATAAATTAAAAAGAAATTCTAAACATATTATTTTAGCAGGCGATGATGACCAAGCAATCTATGGTTGGGCTGGCGCAGATGTACACAGATTTCAAGCAGAAAAAGCAAAAGACATAGTTTTGCCACAATCTTACAGAGTGCCAAAAGCCGTGCAAACACTGGCTAATTGCATACTAGAACGTATACCAGAAGACAGAAAGTTGGTTAAAATGTGGCAGCCACGTGATGAGGAAGGATCTGTACAACGGGTAACTTCTATAGAAGACGTGCCCCTGGAACAGGGAACATGGCTAATTTTAGGCAGAACCCATTCTAAACTAAGAGCATTACAACAACAACTACACGACAGAGGTATCTATTACGAATACAAAAATAGAAAGAGTTATAACGAGCGGTTGTTTAGAAACATTCTAAACTACGAAAGATGGAGAGAGGGCACACTGTTATCTATTACAGAGTGTAGGGATCTATTTGAATTTTTAAATAAAGAGTTTACGTTAACAGAGGAAAGATTGTACGACCTTAAAGAATTTGGATACAGCATAACACAGCGGTGGTATGAAGTATTTGAAACACATCCAGAAGAAAGTCTATACATCAGATTGATGAGACAGAATGGAGAAGAACTACTCAAACCATCTCGAGTAAAATTATCTACTATCCACGCAGCAAAAGGTGGTGAAGCAGAAAATGTTTTAATTATATTGGATAATACAAAAAAGATAAGAGAAGTGGTGGAGAAAAATCAAGACAAAAGAGAAGAGGAGCATAGAGTTTGGTATGTGGGTGTTACACGTACAAAACAAAACTTATACATTATGGAAGCAAAACAGGAGAGAAACGGATATGACATCTAGAGCATACAAAAAGCAGGTCGGCGGGAATCACTATCAATCGATGGTCATGCAGCCGAGTGAGTTTATAAACAAAAACAAGTTGCCCTTCGCGGAAGGATCGGCTATAAAGTACATATGCAGGCACGCTGCCAAAGGAAAGGAACAAGACATACACAAGGCAATTCATTATCTAGAAATGATATTAGACAGAGACTATCAGGAGAACCAAAAGGAAGAAACTTGGCCAGATGGTTACAAAAAATGGAAGAAAGAATATGAAAATTCCTAAGTTTGAAGCACAGACAGAGTGGAACATACCTACAGAATTTCCAGATCTTAGACAGGTTGATGAGATTGCAATAGACTTAGAAACAAGAGATCCAGATCTTATAAAGAAAGGATCAGGCTCTGTGATAGGTAATGGTGAAGTCATAGGTGTGGCTGTAGCTACAAAATTTTACAAAGGATACTTTCCAATCGCACACGAAGGTGGTGGCAACATGGACAGACAAAAAGTTTTGTTGTGGTTAAAAGATGTGCTTCAGTCTGACAGCACAAAAATATTTCACAACGCGATGTATGATGTGTGTTGGCTCCGTGCTATGGGTTTTAAAATAAATGGAGACATTGTAGATACAATGATAGCCGCAGCAATCACAGACGAGAATAGATTTAGATATGATTTAAATAGTTTGTCATGGAAGTATCTTGGCTTTGGTAAGAACGAAGCCGCACTGGCAGAAGCTGCAGCAGAATGGGGTATAGATCCTAAATCAGAAATGTATAAACTACCATCACTACATGTCGGCGCATATGCAGAAAGAGATGCTGAGGCTACGTTTGGTTTGTGGCAAGAGATGAAGAAAGAAATTATACACCAGGACTTAGAAGATATCTTTGATTTAGAAACAGAACTATTTCCATGTCTAGTTGACATGAGGTTTAAAGGTGTACGTGTAGACGTAGAAGGTGCACACAAAATAAAAAAAGAATTGATACAACAAGAACGAGAACTATTACACAACATAAAAAGAGAAACAAACATAGATACACAGATCTGGGCAGCTAGATCTATTGCAGAAGTCTTTGACATGCTAAGACTAGAGTATCCAAGAACAGATAAAACACAAGCTCCAAGCTTTACCAAAAACTTCTTACAGGAACATAAACATCCTGTCGTTAACATGATTGCTAAGGCTAGGGAGATAAATAAAGCACACACAACATTTATAGATTCTATATTACGTTACCAACACAAAGGTAGAATACATGCAGAAATTAATCAGTTGAGATCACAGACAGGTGGTACAGTTACAGGTAGGTTTAGTTATCAAAACCCTAATTTGCAGCAGATACCGGCTAGAAACAAGGATCTAGGCCCTAAAATTAGGTCACTATTCATTCCCGAAAATGATTGTAAATGGGGATGCTTTGATTACTCACAGCAGGAACCTAGATTAGTTGTGCACTATGCAGCGCTGTATAAGTTGCCATCGGTGTATGATGTGGTTGATGCTTACGAGAATGATTCGAACTCAGACTTTCACCAGACAGTTGCAGACATGGCGGAGATACCTAGATCACAGGCTAAGGTGATCAATTTGGGTCTTTTCTATGGTATGGGTAAAGCAAAACTACAAGCAGAATTAGGTGTTACGAAAGAGAAAGCCGCCGAACTATTTAATACTTACCACAATCGTGTGCCTTTTGTTAAACAGTTGATGGAGAAAGCATCAAACAGAGCACAGGACCGTGGTCAGATCAGAACTTTATTAGGCAGACTATGCAGGTTTCATCTGTGGGAGCCTAATCAATTCGGTATGCATAAGGCCATGACACACGAAGAGGCACTCAGGGAACATGGACCGGGGATCAAGAGAGCATACACTTACAAGGCGCTCAACAAATTAATACAGGGTTCAGCTGCTGACATGACAAAGAAGTCAATGTTAGAACTTTACAAAGAGGGAATAATCCCTCATATTCAAATACATGATGAACTTGATTTATCTATCGAGAGCGATAAGCAAGCAGAAAAGATAATTGAGATCATGGAAAACGCTGTTACATTAGAAGTACCTAACAAGGTAGACTATGAAAGCGGCAAAAACTGGGGGAGCATAAATGATTAAAAAATACTTAGATAAATTTCATGCATGGCATTTGCTATACAGAACTGAGATAGTTTGTTTCATAGCAGGGTTTGTAGTTGGTGCTATAATATTATAATGTTATGGCCTATTTAAATGCAAACATACCTGTCACATATGCGCAAATTAGGAGAGAATATTTATACGATCTTAAAAAACATCATGGTGAAGTTGAAGACTGCATTATCTTTGGTCTTACGTGTATCACTGGGCGTCCTATCCTTTTTCATTGTATTATGGAAAATGGAGCTGTCTACTATCGTTTACCGATATCTGCGTTCATTCAAAGAGGCTTTGATGTCAAAAAGGTTCCTAAGCGTAGACTTGATGAGTTGGAGCTTTGGAATAGTTTCAGTTATTATCCTGCTGTTACTAGTTGGGATATCTTAGACGGACAATCTGGCAAATACATAGGCAAAGACAAGAAATGGCACCACGGTGCTTATCTTTTTACGGTTGATTTTGCCCACCCAGAGAGTAATATACTAGATACAGATCATTCTGAAATTCCGCACGAACATAAGTGCGCACACATACTTGCTCTAGAAGATGGCAACTATGCGGCACAGCCTAACAACAGACTAATATGGGATATACCGTCTTTCACAGTTAAAGATGAAATACCAGATTGGAAAGTGCAGACATCAGAATGGAATGTAGAAGACACACGTAAATGGAGAACCGAAGATACGGATAACTTCTTTTACGAAATTGAGGAGAAAAAACATGATTAATAAATGTAAAAATATTTGTTGCAGAGCGTGGGATAAAATTAAATCTGTCTGGAACAAATGGGTTGAGTGGTTATTTAAAGGTTTTTATAAATAGTTATGGCCCTAAAAATTTCTGAATCAGCCGCCGTACAAATGCCGATGAAGACGGTCGCCAGTTTGATCGTCCTCGTCGCAATGGGGGTGCTAGGCTACACCGAACTTACGGCTAGGTTAGTATCGTTAGAGACATCAAGATCACTAATGCAAGCTGACCTTCTCAAGGCTTCAGATCAGAAACCCGTGGACCAGGAACAGCTGATGTTGTTGGAGGATCTTTACAAGACCACCGAGAAGATAGAGAAAAGAATTGAAGACATGATGCACAATAAAGTTAACATACAGTTTTTACAAAAACAGATGGAGAAGGCTTTATCAGACATCGAAGACTTAAAAGATAAGGTAAGAGCAAATGGATCGAAACACTAGAAAATTGTTAAAGTACATGGAAGACATGGAAAAACAAACAAAACAAATGAATTTTATTAGGAATCTCAAACAAGAAGTTGAGATCAATGGCACAGGTACGCATAAGTACAGAATTAAATATGGACCTAACAAAGGATTGGTAACAAAATGATCGAGCACATCGTAGCCCTTTTAATGTTTGTAGGACCTGATATCAAAGAGCATCGTATTCAGGAGTCGATGTCTGTTTGTTTGAAGCATCGTAGAGAAGCTACTCGAGTCCCCGCACCTAATGTGCAATACAAATGTATAAAATCTAAAGCAGAACTAGAGAAAAATATAGATGGATCTTACTCAATAAAATCGTTAATATTAGAATAATGGAAATTATTTGTTACGTATTAATGGTACTATGGTTGATGGGAGTATCTGAATAATGCCAAAAATATTACAAACAGAACTTGTTACAGGCCACTGTCCAGAGTGTGAAATGCACACTGTGCTGGTAGGACTTAACCAGGCTTTGTATAGATGCACCAATTGTGGTGAGGATGTTGAGCAGAAAGTTAACGGTGTTATAAAATACATGAAAGTTGACAAAGATTCTAAAATGAAAGTAAGAGAGTTGGACGATACACATGGCTAAGAAACGGCCGTTGTTCGGCGTTAGTAATTACGTAAAAAGGACACAGAAGAAACGGCCTGGTAGGCACGCAAAAAGTTATTCTAAACGCGTACCTGCACGTAAGAAGTACAGGGGCCAAGGGCGTTAGTGTTTTTAACACTTGCAATTGGTATCATCATACACTATATAGGATAGAGAAAGGAGATATATGACAAAAAAAGTAACAATAGAAGGCCTAGATATTTCTACTAAACAATGGAATACATTGTTAATAGAACTTAATTTGATTATGGAAGCCTGGAAACCGTATGCAAAATTGCATATGAAAGCCAATGGTTTGAATAAAGTTTTGACGTGGGGCAAAAGAAAAGGCAGCGCGTTAACTGAATCAGAACGAGAGGTAAGATAATGAAGCCAGTAATAATAACATTACTCTATCTGACCACTTTGGGTCAAATAGAACAGCAGTCTTTTGAGATTGCTTCAGGTGATAGTTGTGAATCATGGTATCATCACAATGTAAAAGTACTTGAAAGAAAACAAAGAAAAGTTTTTAGTAATTTATATTATCACGAGTATGAAGGTAAGCAGGTGGTTGGTTACGTCTGTAATGACGAACCACCACAGTAATTATGTTTCGTTAGACGGCTCACAATTGTAAGCAACAAATAATTTATTTCTGTTTATCAAGTCTTCACCAATAAGATCCATCAAAGATATATTTTCCTGTGCTCCTGCCTTAGCACATTCAAACCAGGTGCTGTGTACACTGACAGGTTGTTCTGGCAAACATGTACCATCCAACGCTGAACACACTTTTACTACTAATAAAAATTTAATCATTGACTACCTATTGTATTTTATATATAAAGTCCTACATGAACAATAACAAGAAAGGAGTATATCATACAATGACCGATATAAGTAAATATAAAAATGTATCACTGTCACATGACACATACAATTTAATTGATAAGATGAGAAAAAATATGTTAGTGCCCAATGCTGTATTAAGCAGAGCACAAACAATAAACATATTAGTGAATGAGAAAGCGAAGAAGTTAAATGGAAAACTCGACAAAAAATAAACAGATATGCCCAAGGTGCACAGGTAATGGCTATGTAAGAATACCCAATCAAGCGGTTGGTAATCCTACAGAAATCATAGCCCAGTGCACAATGTGCAATTCGCAAGGAGAAATAGATGAAGTTGATAACTATGATTATAGTGGTATTGACCATAACAAGTTGCAGTAAGTATGATCCTAACGATCTGTTAGATCCTACGACTACAGTACTAAAACAAATATTAAAGAAAGGTAACAAATGAAAACAATGTTAATAATAGCAACAGCGTTATTACTTACAAACTGCACATATAGGGTACAGTTTGGTAAAGCGTGCACACCTGGCAACAGTGAATGGAGTTATGTGTGGTTAAAAGAAAAAGGTGAAGTAAACATCTCGAAGGAGAATTGTGACAAAAAGTGAAGATACAATTAAACTAGAGAAAGCAGTTGATGGTGCAAGACGCATCATTAAACCTGAAGCAAAACCAGGTAAACGATTTACCGAGTGGTTATCTGAGCCAGTTGATGACAGAGGAGATTTAGATCTAACGAAACAGATTGATGTGTTGAAGACACAGCAAGACATACTGATACAGAAGTTAGATATGGCAGCACATGTTGTCAAACAACTAGAGGGAAGATTGTTGGATAAAGAGAAAGAAAACGATCGACTCGTAGAAGAATTACAGTTAGCAGAGATTGCTTTAAATCCTGCTAAAAAATGAGTGACCGAGCTAGGGGTACAAGTCCTGCAGTATTGCGTTCCTCTGGACCTAAGCAAAGACCTGAAAGGGTAGCGACGACGCTCGGCGTTAGTGGGGAGAGTGCCAGACGTGGTGTTCCCACTAGCGATATGATAGCATACTTAGCAG